GATCTTTTTCGAAGAGTTCCAAGTCTTCTATCTCCCCATAAGGTTTATCTGCATCGGGCACTGAAGAATGTCCCACTTTTTCGGGCAAATTGAGAAAAAAGTCGAAAAAAAGTTGTCGGCTGAACTGACTTAAACCCGAAGCAGATTACATGGCGCAGATCTTTCTTGCCATGCGTTTGATTTCCGGAAGTTTTCTATAAAGCTGGGATCGGGCGATCTTCAGGTCTCTGCAGATATCGATGATGGGTTTCCCGTCGGCAAGCATGTCGATCACTTTGCGGAGTGTCGGATCCTTGATGGATTCAATCATTGCCTCGGTTTCTTTCATATTGATGTATGAGTTTACATCGTCTGACACATATTCCGCAAGACGAGAATCGTCATCCGGAATGGAGTCGATATCCTCACTGAAGAGAACGATTGAGTTTTTCTGGGAAAGCACCTTGCGTCTTGCCATTTTTAGGCCAGATTCAATGGAAAGCCTTGCGAACGTTTTAATGTCGGAACGTCCATTGTAATGCGGGAGATCGTTGTACAGGTGAATCAAGATCTCCTGCCGGAGGTCGTCCTGGAAGCTGTAAAGGATCGGAGATTTCTGAACCGCAAGCGCAATGAGGGTTCTGATGGATTCCTGCACGTAGGGCATCGCGTAGACCTCATCAAAGGACGGGATGCGGGTGACGGCAGTGACGGACTCCGCTTCGTTGCGGACGGACTGAGTGTTGGATTGCGTCATTTCGACTGCTCCTGTGGGTGGTGGAGCGGTCGGAAACTGCCGTCAAAAAAATGGAGATGATCGGGTTACGCCAAGTTTCTGGCGGCATTCCCGGCCATCTCCGTTGTTCGGCTGTATGGTCAGCTAAATACCATGTGTGGAAAAAGAATTTGTATTAAGGGTGATCAGCCCCGTTCAGATGATCGCAATAGGCTCCTCCGTTTCGACAGAGACGGGCAACCCCGCCTGAATCTGGATTGTATTGATGATGCCATTTCTGGTCCCGCGCACGAGTTCGAGGAATTCAATTTGTTTCTCCGACAAGATGAAATCGTCCCCGGTTTTGCGCTGAACGCTCTTCGCGCCGAGCTTGGTGAACTGGATCTTCCGGCTATCATTGGTCCTGACGACGCGTCCGTCCCTGATGGCAAGATGTTCCAGGCGTCCGTAGTCGATGGACTTCATCAGCGCCAGGATGCCTCTCTCTTCCGAGGACAGTCTTGAATATGTCATGTTCTCTTTCTGTGTCATTTTCGAGGTTGAATCAAAAAAGTTGAGCTTGTGAAAATCTTGTGATCCCCGCAACGTCGCGACTGCCGCGGGACGTGATCGTCATGACAGAATTACATTACACCGAAGTCAAGAAAAAAATAGCTGAAGAACAACTAAAGAACATTAAGGGACTAACATAAGAACAAAAAGGGGTCATTTTTCTTCACCTCAAACTGAACGGCGCTGCAAAATGAATTTTATGTTGTATCCGGGACACAGATGGGACACACTTGGGACAGAGAAGGGACAAAAAGACGGTTTGTCCCTTCTAAAGAGAGAACATCCTGAACAATAGAATGTTATGCCGTAGACGATTGATTAATGAGCGAAATCAGGCAACGCAACCTATTGCCTGAAAGCGTGATGCAAACACGCCTACAGAAGGCGGAAAAAACCGAAAAATGGGACGGGCCGGCCCTTGATTTCGTCCCGGTTCGGGGTATATTTTTTCGCTGTCATATCGTGAAAGCTGGAGAAAAGGAGTTTTTGAGCATGAAAGCAAAGAAAGTGTACTGGGCTGGCGACCTGTTTGACCTCAAGGATTTGATCGGCAACCGATTCCTGGCGGACGCATTTGACCGGCAATCAGCAGGACGCTGGCAGGCCGTTCTTCCTCAGGAAAGTGAATGTTCAACGGAGATGGGAGATTCCATTCGAGACGATGACCTCGATCTTCTGTTCGCCTCGGATGCGGTCGTGGCGAACTTCGATGGTGCGGATTTGGATTCCGGCACTGTGGTCGAGTTCTGCTACGCCAAATTCATCGATATTCCGACTGTCCTGCTCAGGACAGACTTCAGGAACAACAATGATACGGTCACATGCCCCGATCCGTGGAACCTGATGTGCTCAGGCTTTCCTCGGACTGAGGTTCTCCTCTACAACGCAATGAAGGAGTCCGCACGGACAGATTTCGCCTCAATGACGATGCTGCTCGGCATGCGGATCGTTCATGCGCTCGACCGCTGTGCGGCGATGCCGCCGATTGCGAAGACGCCGGAAGACGCCTTCTTTGCGTTCAAGCACGCCGTCTGTTCGGTCGGCGGAACGATGCCGGAACGTTTTCCGGACAGCCGTATCCGCGAGCTCATAACTGCGCGGTACGCAAACGACTGATACGTTCAGACGGAGGAATTCCGTCTAAACCGTATCCAGCCTCAAAACAGCCTCAAGACCTTAAAGTCCTCTCTGCATACGCAGCAGAGGATTGTGGTCCTGTCGCTCCACATGACATGATCGGGATACCATCCTGTTATGTCGTTTGCCGAAAACATGGTCTTTCGTGTCGTTTTTGCGGCTTGAGGCGAAAAAAAACGAAAAAAAATTCGAGATCAGGGTTTAAACTGACATTAGTTGGCAAAGTCCTGGTGTATTTTAAACTCAAAGACAAAAATCGCGCCGGGATTCGTCCCGGCATCAACACAGTTTTTTTATGCGAGGAAACAAAACAATGTCCAAGACATCGCACAAGCTCGTGAAGCTTCGCATCATCGGTGGATTCCTTGATGGGTTTGACTTCGACTTCTCTGAAAACCTGAACTGCATTATCGGAGCCAGAGGCACGGGAAAGACCACGGTCCTTGAGTTCATCCGCTATGCGCTGAACGTGATGCCGTCCGACCCGAAGAGACAGAAGGAACTCGTTTCTCTGGTGGAAAGCAACCTCATCGGCGGACGCATTGAACTCACGCTGGACACGGCGACCGGAATCAGATACATCGTCAGCCGTAGCGCCGGTTGCGAACCGGAAGTGTACGACGCCGACCACAAAGGAACCGGGATGACTTTCACCGGAAACATGTTCAGGATTGATATTTTCAGTCAGAACGAGATCGAAACCATCGCCGGCCAGAATGCCAGTCAGATGGCGCTCATAGATGCCTTCGCACAGGATGATATCAACAAACTCGAATCCGAGATTGCCAAGATCAGGAAAGCCCTTGAAGCGAATGCGGCAGCAATCATTCCTCTTCATGAACGGGAAAAGTTCCTGGAGGAGGATTTGAATTTGCTTCCCCAGATCAAGTCGAAGCTTGATGAACTCTCCGCAGTAGACGCGAAAGAGTCCACCGAGCTCAATCTCGCGCACGAGCAGAAGAACATTCGGTCTCTGGAAAAAACGTTCGTCGCGAACATTGAAAAAGCGTATGTTGAAGTGTCCAATGCCCTGAAACCCCTGACGGATGTTGTCACGGAACAGCTCCGCTGGTGCAAAACAGATGGTATGACATCCGGGGAAAACTTCGGACTGGTGCAGGAAATCTTCGATGAATTCAAATCCAATGAGACCATAGTTAAAGATGTTGTGGATGCCGTCCTGCAGAAACTTCGTGCCAGTTACGGACGCTGCCTGACAAAGAAGAAGAATCTTTTTGCCCGGCAGCAGGAACAGGATATGGGGTACAACATTCTGGTCGAGAAGAATCAGGAGGAACAAAAGCGCGCGGCAGAAAGGCGCAGATTCTCCGACCAGTTCACATCCCTGCTTGCCGAGCAAAACGAGCTTGACGCGCTCCGGAACAAGATCAAGAACGTCGTCAGTGAACGTGAAAACCTCAAAAACATCCTGACGTCCCTTGAGGACAAACGATGCGGGATTCGGTGTGATATCGCAGAGAGGATCAATGCCAGCCTCAATCTGAATATCCGCGTGACGGTCACGCAGTGCGGAAGTACAGACGTGTACTGCGATCTGCTGATCAGCGCGCTCAAGGGAGCACAGATGCAGTATCGGCAGGTGGCGAACGCCATTTCGAAAAGGATTTCCCCCTCAAGTCTCGTGGACTATGTTTCGAGAGAATCCATTGACGATCTCCGCAAGTATGCTGAAATCAATCCGAATCAGGCCAAAACTGTTGTTTCCATGCTCAAGAAACCGGAAATGCTGTTCGCGCTTGAGGTCGTGGCCTTGCCGGATACCATAAAGATCGAACTCAATGATCACGGAACGTATAAAACAACCGAAACGCTTTCCACCGGGCAGAAATGCAACGCAATCCTGCCGATTCTGCTCCTGGACAGCGAACGTCCGCTTCTGATCGACCAGCCGGAGGACAATCTCGACAACGAATTCGTCCACAATATTATCGTGGAAAGTGTTCAGGAGGTTAAGAAAAGCCGCCAGCTGATCTTTGTTACGCACAACCCGAACATCCCCGTGCTCAGCGATTCGGAACAGATTGTTGTTATGGAATCGAACGGGAAAGTCGGTCATATCCGGAAATCCGGAACCGTTGATGATTGCAAGAGCAACATCATCAATATTCTTGAGGGCGGAGAGGAAGCCTTTAAAAAACGTGTCAGCCGCTATACGAGCGAGGTAAAAAATGCTTGATTTTCTTAAAACCACTGCAGATGATGTCGACAATGTGTGGCAAGATCGCCGCAAAAAAGTTATTGAGCTCGCCCGGGCTCTTGAGGAAGACACCTTCGATCCTGTGATTTCGGAAAAGCTGAGCCAGTTCATCGCCGACGAGAAATGGGAAGTCCGGGACGAGGTCGCAAAAGCAATGGTCTGGGTTTCTGAATCGTCCATGCCGGCGTTTCGCGTACTGCTCACAGATCGAAACGGGTACGTTGTCAAGGATGCACAGCTTGCTCTTGCCAAACGGAGCCTTATCCTGAAGAACGCGACGAAACAGGAAGTAAGTGAATCGAGGCTTTTCCGAAATGTGGAAAGGCTGAGGAAACTATACGGGCCTGAGGTTGCTGAAGCGGCAAAAGAAGATGCTTTGGACGCGATTCAGCTTATGATGGGCTATTTTGTCCATGACATTCGCGGCATCGTGGCTCCGATTACCGCCTGCCAGGACACGATGTACAGCATCGTGGAACGCCGTCTTGATGCATTTGAACTGTTGGAATACAACAAAGAGTCGAAAATGGTCAAACGCCGTGTCAAGATGATCGAGGATCTGGCCGATGACGTGAGGGAGCTTTCAAAGCGCACTCCAAAGGAAAAGATGCAGGAGGACATCAAGGGCATTATAATGACTGCTGTGGATGACACCGAAAAGCTTTTCGAGGGAAAGAACCGTGATATCAGCAAGGTTTCTTTCTCGACGGAAGGTGTTCCGCCCAACATCGTAATCCCCGTTGTTCGTCCCGCAATCCTACGTGCGCTGACAAATCTTCTGAAGAATGCCGTGGAATCCTACATGCCGACACAAAAAACGGCCAAAGAAGGCGTTGTCGAGATTTCAGCAAAAAAGGTCGAAAATGGAGTCAAGATTTTCATTCGGGACTACGGGATCGGGATGAGCGAAAAGGAACTCACGCGGCATCGTAAATTCTTGCCGAGATGCACGTCCAGAAAACAAAAAGGCACAGGCCTCGGCCTGGCTATCGCATACACGAAAATTAAGGAACACGGCGGCTCTTTGGAACTGGATTCCGAAGGCTGTGACAAGGGGTCGACCGTAACAATCTTCCTGCCGGAGAACACGAATGAATAAAAAAATCAAGGCGCTTGTCGTTGATGACGATGAAGACATCTGCATCATTGTTTCGAATCAGCTGAAGAAAATCGGGCACGAGTCCGACTGTGCTCATGATTACGAAACGGCAATGGAGTTGTTCAAAAACAAAAAATATGATTATGTCCTTCTCGATATGGAAATCCCGTTCAGACCAGGAGGAGCGTCGTTTATTGATGGCGGCATGCAAGCTCTTGCAACGATCAGAAGCAAATATGACAGGGACCAGCTTCCGGTTATTGTTTTTACATCGAAGCTCAACTCGCAGGAAACAGCGGGGCCAATCTGCAAACGCTGTGTGAAGGACGACGTTAACGACATTATTCTGAAATCTGAACTGAACTTGGAAAACCATATCTTCGAGAAAACCATTCTGGATGTTCTCGGCAATAAGAGCGGCATCCCTAAAATGCTTTCGGAGTCGAGAGAATGGCTCTTCCGTATTCCAAGCGAGGTCGGCTCCAAGATGACATGGAGAACCAGAGCCAAAAACGGATACGAGCGCTCTTATGTCTTGGACGTTGGAACGATCCGCAGCCGCTTGCTTGACTGCATCTTCAGAAGCCTGGATAAGGGCAACGTTATTAGCGAGATTGATCTCATTACCGCCAGCAGGTATTGGAACAAGGAAACATATAGCCCTGCAGGAGTCGGAGCCTCCCGCGGTCCAATGAAGAATCATGCGTCATTCTTCCGAACAAAGCTCGGCATGAAAATCACTTTTGTTCCGAACGGCATCAAAGTCGAACAACCGGATGAATAAGCCAAAAAACTATCCTCAATCCAATCACCAGGAGTCCAAAAATGAAAAGACACCGCAAAGACCCCGGCCTTCAGGTCGGAGACAAACTCAGATTCGTTCACGCCTACAACGATGAAAATGGCAAATTAGCGTCGAGTGAACCATACAAGCATGCTTTCACCGTGACAAAGGTTACCAGCCGCACCTTCCACACTCAGTATGTGAAAGAAACATTCAAAATATTAACCACTGATCCGTTTTCATATTATGAATTTTGGAAAAAGGGAGACTGCTGGTACGCCAAGATGTTTATCGGAAGCATCGGCAAAAAAGACGTTCCTTCAAACATGAACGCGGCAAATCAGGCATAATACCCGTTTTTCAGAATTGCCTACGTTGATGGACTGGCTCAAGGTCAGTCCATCTTTTTTTTATAAGGAAGCAAAATCGTGAAGAATTATCTTCCGACTTTTTTCTTGTTTTTGCATCTGTTTTGGGACAAACGAGCATCTTGGATGCAGATATACCTTATGGGGAAGAAGTGCTTTTATTTTTTTCCTGCAAGCGAAGAAATTATTTTTCGACTTTTTTCTTGTTTTCGCATCTTTTTTGGGACAAATGAGCATCTTGGATGCAGATATACCTTATGGGGAAGAAGAACTTCTCACCATTTTCAAACCGAAGGAGCCTTTATACAAAATGAACTACGGAAGCGTATGCAGCGGCGTGGAAGCCGCGACACTGGCCTGGGCCCCGCTCGGATGGAAGGCGGTGTTCTTTGCGGAGGTCGAGCCGTTTCCTGCCGCCGTCCTGCAGCAGCGGTTCGGGGCAACGCGTCCGAAACGTCTGCTCCCGCCAGCCGAGGCCGAGACAGAGAAGGAACGGAAGCAGAGAGAAAGCTGGGAGAAACAGATTGCCGAGCTCCCCGAAGGCGGAACGATCCCGAATCTGGGAGACTTTCCCAAAATCACGAAGGAGGATTACGATGAACCAATTGACCTGCTCGTCGGGGGCACTCCATGTCAGAGCTACTCCATTGCCGGGCTTCGAAGAGGTCTTGCCGATCCCCGCGGAAACCTCGCGCTTGAGTTTGTCCGCCTGGCTTATCGCTCAGGGGTACGATGGACGGTCTGGGAAAACGTTCCTGGTGTCCTGTCCAGTGGGGGCGGAAAAGATTTTGCCAGCTTCCTATCGTTACTGTGCGGATGGGAAATCGACGTCCCCGAAGGAGGATGGCGCAAAAGCGGTGTTATCGTCCCCGCTCCCGGATGTTTCGGCCTGGCTTGGAGAATTCTTGACGCTCAGTACACCAGAGTTCCCGAATTTCCGAGGGCGATCCCGCAGCGAAGGAGACGTCTCTTCGTTATCGGATATATTGGTTCGTGGATCTATCCCGCAACGGTACTATTTGACGGCGAAATGCGCGGAGGGGATACTCCGCCGCGCCGAACGAAGAGGAAAACCTTTGCCACCGGTTCTGAAGGAAGCATTGATACGACAAAGTCAATCCGGTTAAGGGGTGGCCGTGAGGGGGGCGGCAAGGGTGCGTTGGTCGGAACCGACATAAGTCACACTCTTGCAACGGGAAACGACCAGACCATTATCACGCTGTCCGAGGACGCTCAGTGGTGGGATGGAAGCGACCAGGCCGGAACCCTGACCGGGACGAGCAATAACCAGCTGATGCCGGACAAGGGACGGCTCCAATGCGTGATCGAGCCTGCCGTCAAAAACAAGGCTGTCGGAATCGGACGCGATGCGTTCAATCAAGGGCGGAATGCCAAATACGGTATGAGCCTGGCGGAAGATGTTCAACCCACTCTGACCGCCAAAGGTCCTGGAGCCGTGTGCTTCGAAAACAATCCGACCGATGCCCGGCTGAAGGAAGTTCCGGTCTCCCCGACCGTGATGAGCCGCTGGGGGACAGGCGGGAATCAGACCCCGCTCGTGATGGACGATGTTCCGCCGATGGATACCACCGTCGGCTTCATCAAGAATGACGCCGGAGGTGAACAGCAGGGGTTCTGGGGCGACACGTTCCCGACGCTCAGGAGCGGCGCTCTTCCGGCTGTCGCATACAACGTCACGTTCTGCGACGCGAACGGGACACGGAAAGACCGCCCGAACGGCGGCCTGTATGTGACCGAGGCGAATACGGGAAAGACAGTGACGGCGAACGGCCCGAACACGGAAATGGTCATCGTTGATCCGGCTGAATGTGTTCCTCTTGATTTAAGGAACGCGACGCGCGATCCAAATAAGAAAGATGAGCAGAACCGGCAGGGCGTCGGCGTGGGCGAGGACGGTGCTCCGATGAACACCATCACCTCCGCATCCGTTCCCGGCGTCGGATGGCAGTCGACCGTCCGCAAGCTCCTCCCGGTCGAATGCGAGCGTCTTATGGGCTTCCCGGATAATCACACCCGCATTTCGTGGAAGGGAAAGCCGGAGGAGGAATGCCCGGATGCTCCGAGGTACAAGGCATGCGGAAATTCGATGTGCGTGAACGTCATGGCGTGGATCGGGCATCGGATTCAGGCCGTTGAAGAGAGTTTAGCATCACGTGATGCTAAACCTCCAGCGGAAGCAGCCGTCACTTGTCATGAGAATGCTGCTGAGCAAGTTCCTTAAAGGTCTTGTTGAAGCGTTTGCCCGTCTTTTCCGCAGATTTGCGGAACCTTTCGTGGCGCACCTCATCTTGAATCGGTGTGAGAATCAGTGATTTCCCGTCTGTGATCATTTCGAATGCCGTGTCCGCAGTCGCGCCGAGCAGGCTCAGAATCGGTTTTTCGATGACGATCGCTGAACTGTTTCCGTGTTTAACCAAGGATTTAATCATAGTGTGTCCCTATTGGTAATACATTGTTATAACAAAGATACACCACAAAGCAGAAAAGTCAAGGAGTTTATCATGACCGAACATGAAAAAATCACCGAAACTATCGTCAGGAACGCATCCGGTCCGAAGTCCGCCGAGGTTGACGGACAGCGCGTCGAGCAGCATTCGCTGAAAGAGCAGATTGAAGCCGACAAATACCTTGCCTCGAAGGATGCCGTGAAGCGCAGAGGAAGCGGGCTGAAGTTTTCCAAGATGACGCATTCGGGAGCCGTGTGATGTTCAAAACACTGAAGAACATGTTCCGCGCCTCGAAACCTCCGGAACAGCATTTTCGCAGACCGGTCCGGGCAAGATTCGATGCCGCGCAGACTACGAGGGATAACTCGAAGCACTGGGCGTATGCCGATCAGCTCTCCGCTGACATGGAAGCCTCGCCGGAAGTGAGGCGAACACTGCGGATGCGTTCCCGGTACGAGGTGGCGAACAACAGTTATGCGCGTGGTCTGGTCCAGATGCTCGCGAACGACACCATCGGCACGGGTCCGAGGCTGCAGATGCTCTCCGCGGACGAAACGTTTAACGATGAGGTTGAGCGGGCGTTCATGAGGTGGGCGGAAGCGGTCAGGTTGGCCCCGAAGCTCCGCACCATGCGGATGGCTCGATGCCAGGACGGCGAGGCATTCGCAGTGCTGGCGACGAATCCGAAAGTGCGCAGCCCCGTCAAACTTGACCTCATGCTCATCGAGGCTGACCGGGTGTCGGGCGGCATCAAGCTCCTGGACGACGGGCAGTCCGTGGACGGCATCACGTTCGACCAGTGGGGTAACCCGACCTCGTACCGCGTGCTGAAATACCATCCGGGCGACTGCCGGTTCTCCACGGGCGATGAGGCTGTCGAAGTTCCCGCCGAGTGGATGATCCACATCTTCCGGCAGGACAGGCCCGGACTCCATCGAGGTGTGCCGGAACTGACCTCGGCTCTCCCGCTGTTCGCTCAATTGCGGCGATACAACCTCGCCGTTCTGAGCGCAGCAGAAGCGGCTGCCGACTTCGCGGCTATCCTCTATACGGATGCACCGCCGAGCGGAGAGGCCGAGGAAGTCGAACCGATGGACACCATCCCGCTCGAGAGGAACATGATGTTAACCGTGCCCTCGGGCTGGAAGATGGATCAGCTCGACCCGAAGCAGCCCGCGGCAAAC